CACTACACCAAGTCACAGGTGGAGGGCGCCGAGGGGAGCCTGACGCCCTCCCAGGCGAAGGGGACCGTCCACTCGTGCTTCATTCAGCCGGCGAGGTCGAGCGACCAGATCGTCGCGATGCAGCAGGAGACGGAGATCAGCCACGTCATCTACTACGACCACGACCCGTCGCTTGAGAAGGGCGCGGAGGTGACGTTTGGAAGTCGAGTGTTCGAGGTCACGGCGCGGGCCGTCAACTTCGACGAGGCGGACGAGCTGTGGAAGGTCTTCGTTGACGAGAAAGACAGGGACAACTGATGGCCGTAAAAACCGGAGCAATCGTCAAGTGGCACGGCGGGGCGTACGTCACTGCAATGAAAACCGAACTACGAAAAGGATTGCGATTGGCTACGGCGTACGCCCGCAAGCGGATCGTGCGCAGGATCAGCAAGAGCAATCATGGGAAGCGAACGAAATGGTCAACGAAAAAAGGCGCCAGAAGTCCACCTGTTACAGTTCCGAGTAAACCAGGAGAGCCGCCGCGGGCTGGAACAGGCAAGCTCCGGCAGTCGATCTTCGGCAGCGTGCATCCTGGAGCGATGTACGGAGTTGTCGGGACGACCTTGAAGTATGGTGCGGCACTTGAGCGAGGGGCTAACATTCCTGCGCGAACGCCGAAGAGAAGGAAGGCATTGAGATTTCCGGGCACGGGGGTATGGGTGTTCGCGAGGTACGCAAAGGGATTCAAGCTGAAGAAGCGGCCCTACATCTACAGCACGGTGAAGAAGAACCGCAACAAGATCATGTACCTGATCTCAAAACCCGCGAGGGAGAAGTTCACGAAAGGCGTCCAGGCATGAGCACGTTCTTCGAGGTCATCAAGGCGAGGTTCGAGGCGGACGCGGCACTCACCGCCGCCGGTCTCACGAAGCTCTACCAGGCCCGCGTACCGGACGGGGACGATCCGCCGTACTGCGTCTTCGATACGGACGGCGAGGAGAAGACGGCAAACTCGTTCGCCGTGAAGTTTCACGACGGTTCCTTCACCTTCAAGGTCGCCGGGTCGAGCAAGGAGGTCTGCACGCCACTCCGCGACAAGATCGTGGCCGCCTTCAAGGACGCCGAGAAGGACTTGACCGTCACGGGGATATCTGTCAGTCTGCTTGAGGAGACGGAAACGTCGTACGACGAGGTCGAGCCTGGCCTCTGGACCGTCGACGTCCAGTACGAGTACAAGTATTCGGAGACAAGATAGATGGGCACCACACTGTCGGGGCGACTGAACTTAAAGTTGGACTGGGTCTACCAGGACATCAGCGATCCAATCTGGCCCGCGAAGGACAACAACTATCTCAAGGAGGTCATCGCCTTCGCCAACGGCAACTCGGCGAACCAGGCGACGGGCATGTACCGCGACCGGCGAACGCTCACCGCGGCGACCGGAACGGATCAGCTCGACCTGGCGGGCGGGATCACCGACAAGTTCGGGAACACCCTGACCTTCGCGCAGATCAACGTCCTGATAATTCGGAACCTGGGCCTGGCCGCCTCGGGCAACGACGGTTCGAGCAGCGATTCCTGGACGGAGGCGGCGGGGCAGGACCTCCTCGTCTTCGGGGCGGGTGCTGGTGCAAACGGGTGGGAAGGGCCCCTAAACGACCAGGACGCGACGCTGAGGGTGCGATCCGGGGGCATCTTGCCCTTGTTTGCTCCCGTCGATGGGTATAGAGTAATAGCTGGCAGTCGAGACACCCTGCAGATTCTGTGGGCTGGCTCGGCCGCCTCAGGTGGCGACATCGAGTACGACATCATCGTGCTCGGAAGGTAGATCGCAACCGCAGACCAACTGTTGTTTCGGTACCAGACAACTGGACCGGTGACCCTCTCGGGTTTCCGGTCCTTTTTTCGTGATAGGAGGAACGCCTGATGTCAGACGATTATCGTAACGGCAAGTACGGCCGCATCAAACTCGGCAGCACCATCCTTGCGTACGCCGACAAGTGGTCGCTGGCTGTGGCCGCCGACGCCTCGCAGTTCCCGGTCTTCGGGGGCGGTGGATGGAAGTTCGGCGTTGTCGGTTCCAAGGGTGGGACCGGCAGCATGGAGGGTGCGTACGACTTCGACTCGCCGTTCGAGGACGACGTGACCGTTGGCACCGAGTACACGGCCGAGTTATACCTGTCGACGGCCGCGGGAGGAAGCGCGAGCTTCATCACCGTGACCATCCAGATCACAAACATCGAGTACACAGTCGACGCGACGACTGGAGATCCGGAGCGATGGACGTGCTCCTTCCAGACGAACGGCTCGGTTGGCACTCCGTCCTGACGAGGCTCCTCCGCCTGACACTTACCGCAAACCAAACCTGGAGGAACTACGATGGACGGTGCAAGCCGCGCTTTCGCTACGCCTATCACCATCGAACTCGGTGGTGAGACGTTCGAGGTGCGCCCCAAGATCGCCGCTTACTTTGGCGAGATTGAGGCGCATCTCCTCGGCAAGAGGGAGAACCCGATGCTGGTCGCCCGCAACAACCTGGCGTTGTTCGCCGACTTGCCCGGCTCGCAGGAGAAGATCCTTGAGATCGCGATGGCCGAGACGTGTCGGATGAAGACCGTCACCCGCCGCGAGATCGGCGAGTGGCTGGACTCGATGGACGGCACGGCGTTCTGGGCCTGGCTGCAGATCCGCCACAACGACGAGAACTACGATCCGGAAAAACCGTCGGTCTCCGCGACCAGGGTGACCCACGCGTATGTCAAGACCAAGATGTACGAGGAGTACGAGGCGGCACTTGAGAAGCTCACCGAGGAAGGACTCGCGAAGGACGAGGCGGAGAGGAGGGCAGAGGAGGATCTGATCGCAAGGACGCACGCGGCGTTGAACCGACCAAGCGGCGAGGACGAGTTGGGTTTTACGACTGGCCCACCGCCGACGGAGGAGGCGGGCCCGACAAGCCAATCCCCTGGCGACGATGGATCAGGAGACTAGCCGAAGATTACGGGTTCACCCGGCAGCAGGTCGGACAGATGACGATGTACGACATTCAGATCTACCTTCGCAAGGAGGAGGACCTCGGGGCGGGCACGATCACGGTCAGTCAGGCCGACCTGAAGCAAACGAGGAATAGGATCAAGGAGAGGAACCGTCATGGCTTTTAAGCTCGGCGAGGCGTATGCCACCATCGGCATCAACATGGCGGGGTTCCGGGGCCAGCTCGGCGCGGCCCACGCCGCCTTCGCCTCGACGATCGGCAAGATGCAGGCCATCGCGAACAAGGCGAAGATCGCGATGCTCGCGGGCATTGGCGGGCTGGCCGTCATCACGAAGATCGCCGCGGGGTTCGAGCAGGGCATGGCGAGGGTCAAAGCCCTGACCGGGGAGAGCGGCGCGGCGTTCGACGCCATGCGGAGCCAGGCAAAGGAGCTTGGCTCGACGACGGTCTTCACCGCTCGGCAGGCCGCGGACGCGATGGGCTTCTTCGCTCTCGCCGGCTTCAAGTCCGAAAAGATCATGGCGGCGATGCCGTCGACCCTCAATCTCGCGGCGGCGGGCCAGCTGCAGGTGGCACAGGCGGCGGACATCACGGCGAAGATCATGGCCGGGATGGGACTCGAAGCCAGCGAACTGGAGCATACGGTTGACGTTCTCGCGAAGGCATTCACCACGAGCAATACAGATCTTCTCCAGCTCGGCGAGGCAATGAAGTACGTCGGGCCGGTCGGCAAGAGCGCCGGGAAGGACATCGAGGAGCTGACCTCCGCCATTCAGGTGATGAGCAACGCGGGCATCCAAGGGGCGATGGCCGGGACTTCTCTGCGAAATATCCTCACAAGAATGTCCGGTGCAAATCGGGAAACAAATAAGGTATTTAAGGAACTCGGAGTCTCGATGGTTACAATCGGCGGTGACATGCGTCCGCTGGCTGACATCGTCGACGACCTCAATGACAAGATGCAGAATCTCGGTGAGGCAGATAGGCTCGGCGCGATCATGACCGCGTTCGGCCAGCGTGCAGGTCCGGCCATGAACACTATGCTTGCAGCTGGTGGTGATGCTCTTCGTAAATATGAAAGCAATCTGAAGGATGCTGGCGGTACTGCGAAGAGGATTTCCGACATTCAGCTTAATACGCTACAAGGTCAATTTAAGATTCTTATGTCTGCTGTTGAGGGTGCTGCAATTGCACTTGGCGAGAAGCTCCTGCCGACATTCCGAGGCATGATTGAAGGGCTAACCGGATGGATCAGCATGATTAAAAATGTTGATGAGGAGACGATCAACTGGTGGCTGAATCTTGGTAAGCTCGCAGCACAGATCGGAGCCTTCCTTATAGTTCTTCCAAAGGTTGCATCTGCGATCAAACTTGTGTTTGCAGCAATGTCAGGTGCTTTAGCACTTAACCCAGTTACAATCTTGTTGACAACGCTGGCAGCCTTGGTGACTCTCGTCGGACTGGCGTGGGCAAAGGCAAGCATCAAGGGGATTAAGTTCGGGGATATTGTGTACGGTCACATCAAGGCATTGACTGGTGTGAAAGATGAACTGGACAGGATAAACGATGAGAAGGATAAGTTTAAGCCAAGTCGCGATGCAAGTCGTAATGCTGCCAATGCAGTTACTGCGGCACGCGAAACTAAAGATGAGAAAAAGATCCGCGTTGACAAGGCGAAAGCCGCAGCAGCGAAGAAAAAAATGGATGAAAGATCCGGCAAGGCTGAGGAA